CGGGGTGCCCGACAGCACATCCCACTTGCCGTCTGATGTCTTGTAGATATTTGCACCGGCAGGAACTGCATTGCCGGATCCCTCCTTGAAATCGTCCGTGGTCGTAAATTCGTCAGAAATATTGTACATATCCCCGGCAGTCGCATCGGTTAATGCGGGTAAGTTGGCAAACGCAACGGTACCCATCGGACGCAATGCTCCTGCAAAAGATTCTGATATGCTTTTCGCCTGCCGGTAGTAATACGCCGCGTTATCCGTGTCCTCTCCCTCCCGGCTTCCAGTACCTCCGACGGCGTAACTCTCCGCCTTGGTTGCACTCGCCGCCGCATCTGCCTGGCTTGTTTCTGCCTTTGCCGCTTCCACCTTAATCTTGGCAAGATAATTTGGCTCTAAGTGTTTTTCCTCGATGCTTCCTTCTTTCACGATTGCCGACACCTTACCATCCGTGCCAATGGTAAAAGCCACGGTATCCGTATCAAGAAACTCATACTGCGTAATCAGCGTCGACAAATCTATGTACTGCTTCGTGCCGTCAATCAGCGCGAGTATAATCTGCTGTGTAGTCGGGTTATAAGTAAAGTTGACAGCAATTTTCTCCATCTGTGTGTCAATCGTAACCCTAGAGCCATTTTTCTTCGTAATGGTAATAATTCCAGTAGATTCCTCAAATGTCACATCTGATACAAGTGTAGCAACCTCTGTTTTTGCTACCTTGGTTGTGTCAAGCGTAATCACACGGTCGTCAATGGTATCTGTGGCACTGTCCAGATTGTTGAGATTCGCTTCATTCAAAGGCGTAGCATCGCTCGGGTAATTCTCCCAGTTGATACGTTTATATGCTTTATTCATGATCCTCACTCTCCTTTTTAAGATTTTCCTGCATCTGCTCCCGCTCGGCGATAACGTGCCGGTTTGCTTCCGCTTCTACCTGGTGCAAAATATCCTTAAGTACCAGATGCTTAACCTCAATCGGAATATCAACACTTGCATTGATAAAATTGATAATGTCATTCTCAAACTCACGAATTTTTGCATTGACCATTTTCTCATCCTACTTTTCTTTTTAATTCTTCTAGTGCTTCTTGCTGTAACTGTACTGCAGCGATCAGATCAGCGATCAGTTCCGTTTTGTCAAGCGCATAATAGGTATTGCCATCTGGATCTGGATTCTCGGAGCAGATCGCCCAGTCTTCATCTCCAATCGCAGTCAGTACCTCCTGTGCAATCAGACCATGCCGGTAATGTTCCGCGGCGTCATAGTTATAAATAAAGCGGCACGGACGCAGAGACTGTATAAGCGCTGCGCTTTTTTCCCGATCAAGAGATTCTATACCGTGTTTTAGGCGCTTGTCCGAATAAGATTCCCACCCGTAGGATGAGATTCCTTTTCCGGTCGACAACATCTGTGCAATCGTATTGGCTGATGTATCACGCACTGATACTGCCGAATAGCTGGCTGTGAGTTCCCTCGTATCTGCTACTGACTTCAATCCATCTGTTCCCATCTGCACAAGAGTGCCTTCCCGTTTCAATTCAACCAAGTTGTCCGTACTCTCTGTCGCGTCAATGTGCACATACCCGCCGGTCATCTCCACAGATCCCCTGAGTTCCAACAAATCAGCTCTAATCTTTAGTCCCTCTGCTGACTGGTTAATTTCCGAAACGACACTGTCTCGGGAAACTTTGCTTGTGATCCCTTCTGCATTAATTTGTATTGCCGCCGCAAGCTGTCCCTCTTTTTCTGTTGCCCGGTTTACCTCTGCAGTAATGCTTTCTGCTGTCTGGGTTACCTTTGATGATAATGTTCCCTCTGCATTTGTTGCCCGGTTTACCTCTGCAGTAATGCTTTCTGAATTCTGGGTAATCCGTGATGATAACCCGTCAGTGGTATTCTTTACTTCTGAACGGATTTCTGTGGCTGTCTGTGTGATCTGGGACTGCAAGCCCTTTTCCACATCAACGATTGTCGACTTTGTTTCCTCAATTGACCGTTCCAGCGTGTTGCTTTTTCCTTTCAGTTGCAATATGCTCCGCTGTATTCCGTTGACCTTACTTGTCCGGTACTCTTCCCCGTCCGCTTCCAGATCATCACGCAAAGCCTGTATGCCTTTCAGCGTGCGCTTTAGGATGTAAGTCTCGATCAGTTCATATTTTGTAGTCAACCGTACCGCATCTCCGACCTCAAGGCATGGATTTCCTTTGCAGTCAGCACTAAATGGTCTGTATATAATTCCTTTTATCTTTGATAACGTTTTTTCTCCAATTTCGTTTAATTCCTTTGTCCCTTTCCCATAAACAAGGAAATTTCCCTCGATCACATAAGTGTTTCCGCCATCACCTACAATTGCTCCTATATCATTCTCTTTTTCACGAATTTGCAGTTTGTCAATCGTTCTGACAATATAATCTTCATATTGTGCTGAAATGTACTGGCTTTTACTTATGCTAGTGCTCTTTGGATTTCTAGGATAAAGATCATCCGCCGGGTAAAGATCATTCGCCGGATAAAGCCCCTGCATCTCTTGCGTTAAGTACACATAGCGAAACTTTCCAACGCGTCCGATATTTCCCATACAACCGTTAATTTCAAGTATACAAAACAAAACCTCTTTTCCGCTTATGGCTTCGCCTATCGTGCTTTTCTCTGCGGTATCTGAACTTCCGCTACTTGATGCTTTCACTTCTACAGTTTTTTCAATAATCATTTCATCATTTACAAGAGATACTTCTTCCTGTTCCACTCCAAAATGATTAAAAAAGCTATCTCTGAATTGTTTGAGCGTTACCTTGCTATCTTTTTGTGGAAGTATCTGATTGTACCAATTAGTAACATCAGATGATAAAATATCATACAAAGCATCGTAAGCTACCACATCCCGGCACGTCCGATCTGCCGTAGGTGTGTCAGAATAAACCTTGTATCTTCCTATTTGGAATGGTTTATCTTTGTGACCATCAAGAGTCAGCTTTGCAGTCAACCACTTGCCTTTCATTGGCAAGAATACATTGGACACCGTGAATTTAATCATCCCGGCTTCACATGCCCCGAATGTTAATTCAGATTCCGAACACAAGCTTTCTGTCAATTCAAATTTTTCTTGGTGCAGTTCGGTGTTTGTGATATTGATTTTTCCATCATCAGATACGATGTTTAACTGTTTGTCTACGCTGTCCTTTAAAAACAGGCTTGAATATTGGTAATTAACCATCGTATACACCCCCTATAAATGCCAGTCTTACAGAGTTGTAATGAATTTGACCTCCATAAGTTCCGTATATTGTAGGTTGAAAATCTGCCATATAGCCGTACTGTGTTACATAATCGTCATATTCCGGGATGTACGCTGTGATATAGCAGGCTCTTCCGGTTGCATTGGCAAACTGCTGACGGATTTTACTTATAATGGCATTAAATTCCGTGTTTGTAAGCATAGCCCGTGTTTCAAACTCAACTTTTAACGCCTTTAATTCCACGGCATTTCTATGTAGATAACCATTGGCATCCGTATAATCATCTAAGTCCTGCATATTCACATATGGGCTATATGTTTCCGGTTTCATGAAAGACATTGGTACTGTGTAATTTCCAATCTTTAACAGCCATCCGCTGTACGCCATGCAAAACACCTCCAATCAAGTTTTCTTTTTAGTTTTGCAAATATGAACACCGTTATCATCACTTGAAAATAAGATTTCAGTTTTTCCGTCCGGCAGAATATCCGCCACAACGCAATTATTCGGGTTTCCTATTGGTGTCCGGTTTTCCGAGCACTTACCCCAGTCTATTGGTTTATATTTTTTCATGGCTATTCTCCTAAAAATGGGTACAAAAATAGCACCTACCGTTTTTTGATAGGCGCTAAAATTATTCGTTTTAAATTTTATACTTCTGGTATTCCGCTTCGCAAGCATCCCTACACATCCCATGCAACATCATTATTCAATGATTTGGCGTGAAGAAATGCTCCTTTCTCCGTCCAAAGATACAGTTTATTCAAATTCCAACCTCTGTTGCATATTGGCATCGTCAATCTGTTCCTGCAAAAAATACGGCGTTTGATAAGCATTTATCACTTGCACTGCCTTATCACACTGGCTACGCTTGATGCTCTTGTAAGACCGAACCCCAAAGTTGTATTTCAGATTAGCATACAGGTTGTTGTAAACCTTTTGGCGTAATCCACGATTGCTGTATGCGCTCGACTGTTTTCCTCCCATGATTGAAACGCCTTTCTTTCTGACAGCTTCCGTAATGCGGTCGGCTTCCACCGGAAGTATCGGTAAGTCCATCTTAAGACTTTCCAAATCCGCCTTGATTTCGTCGACCTCTGCTTTAAGCTCCGTGTGCCCCTGTGCAAGCAATGCAATCTTCCCGTCCGTGGTTTGCGGCATCATGTATGTACCAGTCTTTCTGATGCTCGGTAAAACTTCATCAAATATCCATTTTTCCAATTTGTCAGCTTTATCTTTTATTTCTTTACTGTTACCCTGTTGACCAGCTTTAATAATCAATCGGTAAATATCTCCTTCCGGAATAAGAGGTTCTGCATATCCACCATTATTTTTAAAGCTATCCTCGACCAGGACACCCTTGCAATTATCCGAAACCGCCTTTCTTGGTCTTTTATACATAAGCATCGAAGCTATATCTACTCCAAAAAAGTATTCTTTTCCGTTTACTATAACCGTTCTCAAATCCCCTAAAATAGGATTGTTAAAAATCTGAATATCGTTCATCAGCAAATCCCCCATTTCTGCTTAAATGAAATAATTGTTTTCAAAATAAACTGCAAAAATTTTTCGTCCTGTATGCTCTGGATTTCCGTTATCAGCTGTTCTTTCATCTTGCACCGCCTTTCTTTACAAGGCGGTAAATACCGTCGTGATCTATTACGTCCTCATCATTCAAATCTGCCATAAATATTACAACGCCGCGCAACAATTTTTCGTTATCACATTCGATTGCGAGCCGAGAAAGCAACGATCTGTACTGCTCAATTTGGCTCGGCAAATAAGTTCCATCCTTTTTTATGATTTCATTTCTGAAAATGTCCTTAAGAATTTCACTGGCAATATCAACCTCGCCGGATTCGTTCGGCAGTCCGAGCAAATTCATGGCTGATGTTACCACTTTGCGAAAACCAATCGGGGAAAAATTATCAATGTCCGTTTCGGTACTCCAACCACGGTTATACTTCATCCTCTCGATTTCCACAACATGATTCACTTTCTCCATCAGCGCGTCACTATTAAGTATCGTTCTTACAATTTCTTCAATGCTTCTCATAGATTTTACCTTCCTTTCGTTTGCTGTTTGACAACCATTCCAAAAAGCGGTATAATCCATGTATCAACCGCTTTTGGTGGCTGTGTTGAATAAAGCGTTTAACTTGTCTAGGGTTGGAACGCTTTATTTTTTGTTGATTTCTTCTTTCACTTTTCTAATCCCCATGTTGATAACATCCGTTCTGCTTGTTTTTAACTTATCCGCACAATATTGCAAATCCTCTGCTTCTGCTTTTGTAAGTCTCAAATCAAGCCTAACATTTTTAGGATTATCAGTAAGTTTCTGTCCTTTTTTTAATGGAGACACATAATCACTTCCTCTCTTTTTGATTGCACGTGCAATCTTTATGCCTTAATAATATATGTACGTGCAAAGAAAGTCAATACTATTTTGAAATATTTTTCAAAAAAAGAAGCGCATCTCTGCGCTTCCTCTTATATTTTCTGTATTGTTGCATTTTCCACCAATAAGTAATTACCATCTTCCATTAGCGATAAATGATAATCTTCTTCAAAGTATTCATAGGTTAATTCCATTTCCTCTTCTTTAAAATCTTTATAGCTTTTGTAAAGAGTAACGCAACCTTTTTGACCGTTTTTTGCAGTAAAAACATAACCGCCCAATGGTAAATCTCTACCAACAAGATATCCTCCAGATGGATAAATCCCTTTTTCTTTGTCGTACATACATTCTTCTCCTTTAGTTTATTATTCTATTTATCTGCTCTTCCAGTAAAATATACCTCTGCATAATCGTATTTTCCATAACAATCAAGCTGCCCCGAAATAGTTTTCCCAGGTTTAATCTCATTGTCTGAATCTGTAATATATGTGCTGTTATAATTTACCACATTATTACTACTGTCAAAAAATATTGCATACGCGCTTACAAAAAGCGCCGGATTTGTGCTGTTATTGGTCACGGATACAGTCACGTTTTCATCATTAAATGTCTGTTCAACGGATAAATCATTTACAACCGGTTTATAATATGGGTTTTCGTCATAATCTAATGTGTAATCCACCTTGTCAATTCCGGACACACTATCAAAATAGAAAACGCCAATAGATGTTTCCCCTGCTCCCAATACATCAATGCTCATGTCGGCGGCTCCTATTGAATTCCCACTTGAATCTTTGGCTATAGCGTTCCCAGAAATTGCGACATTCGTGTTTGAATTATTTGTTACAATCAAAAAATCTAATGTGTCTCCTATTGTGTTTTCGTACAGATACTCTTTTACCAAAAAATCAGAATCAGAAACTTCTTCTCTTGTCGCTTCCTTGTTATCTACCGTACTAATAGAAGAAACTTTTTTATTTTGCTCGGTAGAATCAGCAGCTGCATCGTTGTTTTCTCCGTTTCCGCCCAATATGGCAATCAACAGAATTACAACTATAACCACCGCAACAAACCACTTTGTTGCCCCACCCTGCTTTTTTCTGCAATTAGGGCAAATTTTTGCTTTAGCTGGAATCTCCGTCTGACAGTATTTGCATAATTTTGTTTCACTTTTTTCATTCATAGCTTTTCCTCCCGCCACTTGTAATAAAATGATTCTACCACAGGTGGCGGTATTTGTCATTAGAAAATATATGCTTCTCTTCCAGTTCTGTTAAAGTAATCTTTTGCATAATTGCGAGCGCTTTTTCCGATCTGCTCGGATGTAATCCCAAATTCTTTTTCCAAAATTCCTTGAAGCAACTGATTTTGCTGTCTTAGCAATTCCATTTCCTGTTGCGCCGTACTGTACACTGCATCTCGAATACCTGTAATTTCCTGTCCACCGGCAACCGCTGTTTTTCCTCCGACGGTTCCTAGCATTTCTGCCCTTCCATTTTCTCCCGCCATAAACATACTGTACTGGCTTGGAAATCCTCCGGCAGCAAACGTAGGAATCTTTCCAAGATTTATACTTCCGGCTCCAACAATCTGCTTTCCAGCAATGTTTACCGCATCCCACGAAAAAGAAAGCTTTGAGTTCATCCAGTTTGCAAATCCGTTCCATATGTGTTTTACAGCGGCTATAGCATTATTCCATGCATTTTTTAATCCATCTGAAATACCACTAAATGTCCACTTGTCTGTTGTAAACTTTGGAGCAACATCTTGATTCCACCACTTATAGAATCCGGTGTTTTCCCACCACGAAGAAAACTCATTCCATTTTGCTGTCAACCCATCTTTCATTCCTTTGGAAATGTTCGTCCATTTTTCCTTTGTAAAGTATGGCGTCACATCATTGTTCCACCAATCTGAAAATCCTGTTCCAGACCACCATTCTGAAAATTCATTCCATTTAGTAGAAAGTGCATTTTTTGCATTCTCACCAAATGTCTGCCAATTTTCCTCTGTAAAATAGGATGAAACATTAGTCCACCACTCGTAGAATCCGGTGTTTGTCCACCAATCTGTGAACTCGCCCCATTTTGTGGAAATACCATCTTTGATGTTATTTCCTAACTCTTGCCATCTTTCTTTTGTGAACCACGGTGATATGTCATTCCACCAATTCGATATATCATTCTCTAAATCAGAAAAAATCCTACTTACATTTTCCTTAAACGATTCGATGTGCCCTCTAAATTCGTCTATGTTTTCTATCAGAGTTTCCTTCCTTTTTTCAAACCAATCCGATATATAGTTTGAAATTTCGCTCCACTTGGATGCATCTGTTTGAGGAATAATCTCAAATGTCATAGATGCTCCACCGTGTTTTGAATCAAAACTAACGTTTCCTCCTCCGTGCTCTCTAAACAAACTATTGAACCATTTTTGTATATCCTCTAAACCTGTTTCATATTCTCCGGTGACATTTCCATCTATATCTTGTATTTTACCGCCGCCAACATATGCATATTTGCTTATCTGTTCCCATGCATCATTTCTATCTACGCCAATCAAATCGGAAAACTTTTTCACAAGTAATTCATCAATATCGTCGATAAACATTACCGAAGCAACTGATATTGTAAGCATTGCAGTTATTGGCAATACCATTTCTGCTCCTAATCCTGCCAGAGCTTCTATTTGCGTCCCAGCTATCTTTGACAAAAAGGCGCCTTTTACCCACTTTGTAATTGCTTCACCAGCAAGCACAACTCCATTGTGCAAAAACTTTGGAGATCCAAGAAGTGTTAATGCAACAACAGTGTCAAAATCTAATTCCTTTAAAAAGTCTCCTATCCCACTGATTACAGTTTCCCAATCAATTTCTTCTAATGCTGTTTTTATGCTTTCTTCTATCCCATCAACCCACGTATTCAATGTCTGTGCTAATGAGCGGAAATCAAATGTACTAAAAAAATTATTGATACCAGATGCAATTGACTCTCCAAAGTTATGCCAGTCAAATTCTTCTCCAAATGACAAGGCTGCATAAATTGCTGTGTTCAGCGCACTTGCAATCGTCATGCCGACATCTCCGAACAATCTTGGTGTAATAAGCCCATTAAGGAAATCTGCCAGCCCTTTTCCAAAGTTTCTAGCCTTGGAATAAATTCTATCCCAGTCAATGGACTCCATGGCATCTGATAACGCATCGCTGATATATGCCCCAAGTTCACGTAAACTTCTGATCTGACTTTCATAGTCCTTGAAAATGGTATCTACCTGTACCAGCCCACCGGACGCACCCCCGCCGGATGCACCACCACCGCCGGAACCACCAGAACCAGATCCGCTTGAACTATCCGGAGTAGTAATCAGATTCAGTTCGTCAAAGGCTCTTAAGCCCTTATTCATCTTTTCAACGTTCTTCGCTGCCTGTCCAGTGCTGTCTGCTATATCAGCCGCGCTCCCTGCTGCATCAGACCAATCATCTGCCAAACCACCGGCAGAAATCTCAAATTTCCATCCGAAGATTGATCCTAACGCATTGGTTACTGTCGTTGCAAAAGCAATAACTTTCTGCATGACTGCATTAAGAGTTCGCACAAACGGTTTAAAAGCGTTAATAAGTGCGCCACCGATAATAGCCGCAAGCTGTTCAAATGACTGCTTAAGTATTCTTATCTGGTTTGCCCATGTGTCTGCTGTTCTCGCAAAGTCTCCTTGCGCCGCGGCTGTATTAGCCATAACATACTGATACCGGAGCATGGTCTTTTCTGCCTGCGTCATAGACGAAATGTCGGCATCTATTCCCTGTTTCATAGCCCACTCTTTAAGAGTAGCCTGTGTGAGGTCAAGACCGTATTTTCTTAAAGGCTCTGTCTCCCCGGTAAATACTGCCTGCAAGTTTCTCGCAACGTCAGACTGCTCCATATCATAGAAAGAAGCCATATCAGCAGTCAGCTTTGTAAGCTGTAGCGACATATCAGCCATCTTTCCTTGTGAAAATCCCATGGCTGTACCCATAGCTTGGAATCGGCTTGCCACCTGTTTAGCGGTCAACTCTGACATGCCAAAATCCTGTATGGATGTTTTTGAAAAGTCCTGTATCAGCTTCTCATAATTGCCAAATGTGGTACGTACAACGTTCTCAACCTCTGTCAAAGAAGATGAAATGTCGATTGCGTCCTTAATCTTTGAAAAAGCACGGAATAACAGCCAGTATGATGCATATAGTTTTCCAAATGCTGACGCAAGACTAAAGCTGCTACTCTTCGCCTTGTTCGCAGATCCGCTAAAAATGTTCAAACTTTTTCCGAGTGATGTTGCTGCTCTACCGGATGATGCTCCTGTTTTTGCCAAATTGGCAAGTGCTTCTGTCATCCGGATGATGTTTGCGCTTACGTTAGGAGCTTTTGAAAGCGTCTCAAACAGGTATTTAAGGTTATCTGCAAGCAAAGGTATGTTGTTTACTGCCCTGCCGCTCGCAACGCTTCCTAACCTTGATATGGACGTCACAAGGCTACTCATGTTTGTCATATCAAATTTCAGTTCGCCGATTTTATTCATCTGGCGCACAAAATTCTGTAGTTGCGCTGATATTTGCGGCAAATTGGCTGTCGCCTGTGTAGAAATCTTACCACCAAGTCTGCTGATACTTCCTATCAGATTGGTCAAACCTGTTGTATCAAAGTTAAGCGCCCCTACGCTGTTCATTCCTTTGACAAAGTAAGCCAAATCGTCCTTAATCTTTACCAGATTATCAGTACCAACCGTGGCAAGTTTTCCGCCCATTTTTGATAATGCCGAAGCCGTATTTAAAATACCGCTGGCATCAATCATTTTCGTATCTTTCATTCCTGCAGCAAGATTTTTCATTGCCGCAGATATACCATAGAAAGATGATGTGTCTACATTTGAGAATTTGCTTAATGCGGTGGCAAGTGATGTAATCTCTTTTGATTTTGCACCCTTAAACCCTGTTGCCGCGTCAGACATGCTTCTAATTCCAGATGCTATGTTTGAAAGTTTACTGGTATCAAATGATAGACTTTTCCCAAGACTATCCAAACTTGATGCAAGTTTATCAATTGAATCACTCGCTTTTGCAGAATCAGCCTTAATTTTTATCTGTAATTCATCAATATCTGCCATGACCGCACCAACTTTCTACGCATAATAAAAAGACGGTAGGCTGTGACACCTTACCGTCCTTGATTTTTTACTGAATCAAAATTTTCTGCCCTACATAAATTTTGTTTGGGTTCTTGATCCCGTTATCTTTCTGCAATTTTGCAACCGTTACATTGTTTTCTTTTGCGATCTTTGAAAGCGTATCTCCGCGTCGTACCGTATACGTTATCTTTTTATCTTTAGACTGCACAGAAGCATCCGTTGATCGAATATCTCCATCGTTGCACCAGCCTACCGCAACTCCATTCTTTGAAAAGCAATATGGATTGTGCGTGCCCGCCTTGATTCGTGTAATCGTTCCGGAAGCATACTTGATGATCGCATCTCCAATACCAGCCGTGGAAGATTTGTAGTAAGAAGAAACCGTGATTTCCTCTCCAACCTTATGAAGTGTATTTTCTGGCTCCGGCATAACATTTACCGTGTCTACCGCTACATACAGTTCATTCAGATCGACGCATCCGGAAACACCAGCTACAAATCCCTTTGAACTGTACTGCCATCCGTAAAGTTCATGAAGAATATCAGGCTTCTTGTCTTCCGGTGCGTCCGCCGTAATCATCATAGGCGTACTGGACGGGTATCTTGCAACCCAAAACGGGCAATCAATATGCTCAAGATATGGCTTGATATAGCTGTTGTAAAAAGACAGACCCGTGTATACACCAAATTTGCACCCTGCGGCTTCAATGATCTTCTGATATTCATTGATAATAGAGACAATCTTATCACCAATATTCTGCTGGCACTTATCCTCTACGTCCAGCCATACCATCACATTTCTTCCGGAAAGAACTTCGATCACTCTTTGCGCATCGGTCCGCGCTTTTTCTGCGTTGGTTGCGTAGCTGTAATTATATACGCCCTGCACTGGAACGCCAGCTTCTGTTGCTCCCGTCCAGTTTGCTTCAAAATACTTGTCCGGCTGCAAATCTTTTCGGATTACTTTCAAAATGGCAAATTCAACGCCGTTCTCTGCTACTTTTGACCAGTTAATATTTCCATTGTAACCGGAAACATCAATACCTTTAATTTTCATGTGGCACCTCTTCTTTCTTTGGGTGGCTCAACTCATAATTTGATTGCTTAATTTTGAGTTTTGCCACAAATAATTCTCTTTGTTTCTGAATTTCCTCTTCTGTCATTTCAGAATCGTTTAACAAACTATGCTCTGTGATAGGCTTGTCTATATACTTTGATTTAGCTTTTTTACCGGCAAGGCAATGTTCTACTGCCACCGATACCGCTGACAATCCATATGTTCCAAACCACATCCACATATCGTTGTCTCTTTGCTTTTTATCTAAGTTGTAAGCATCCGCATATGGCTTTAAATCAGCCGGACAAGACGTGTCTATGTCATGCACAGTAAATCCGTACCCCTTTGTAACTAAAAGCCAGAATGGGCGGATTTCCGTGCAATATGTTCCCCATGTAAGTTCTCTCTGTTCTTCTACTTTTTCCTCGGAGTTTTCTTCTCCGCTTCTTTCTGCTCTGCTTTGAGCAGTTTTGATAAAAAACCGTTTTCAAGTAACTCTGTTAAAAGTGCATTGTAAAGTTCCTGAACATCTGCATCTTCTCCGTCAAAGTAATCATCCAGCATGGCATATACTTTTCCAAGCTGCTGTTCCTTTTCTTCTTCATTGTCCGGGTTATAGCCAAGCTCTTCTTTATGGAACTTCTGCGCTCCAACAAGAATTAACTCTGGCAGAAATAAAAGGATTTCGTCAACCGCTTCCATATCTTCCATCTGGTTTAATTTTGCTACTTTCTTGATAATTCCGCTTTTCACGGTTGCTTCATATCCAAACTTAATCTGTAATTCTTTCTCTCCAAATTTTAATTTTGTCATATTCTTTCCCTTTCTCCCTTTTTATAGGGAAAGGGCAGTCCGAAGACCGCCCTATTCTTTTACACTGTTTCCTCAAGTTCCGATTCGGTTGTCTGATTATCGTCAGCCGATTCAACCGAACTATTCGACTGACGTGTTATTCCCCCGGTGTAAACGCCACGGCCGTGTCCATTCCATTGTATTCCTCAATGGTAAGGTTCATTTCAACCGTCAAAAGCTCATTCTGACCAATCTCCGGCTGCGGTATCTGCTCCGGTGGCTGCGCAACCACAAAAAACGCGTCGGTAAATCCCGGGATAATAGTTTCAAACCACATTCTTTTCCCGCCGGAAAGCGCCTTATACGCCGTGATAAGCGTTTCCCACTCTTCCTTTGTGGCATCCGTAAGGTTTACCGTGATAGGGAAAGAGCCACCGGTATCTGCGCGACCCTTTACATATCTGGTAGTAGGATCTTCTAATGCAGATGCGTCAATCTGTTCCGGCTCAATGTTAATACCGCCGATTGCGTTAATTCTTGTAAGCTGTTTAAACGATGTAGGCTTTGTTCCGGCTGTCGCTTCTGTGCCATAGCCAAACGTAATTCCTAACGTAGACAATCCTGCTGCTGCCATTTTTACCTCTCTTTCTACCGCCAAATAATGCGGTTATCGGGCACATCTTTTTGCACCCGGTGCATAAAAAATAGAGCCTTTCGGCTCTTTTACATCAATCTGTCGTTGGCTCCGATTATCCGCCGGAACCTTGCAACGCTTCTAAATTTTTTCTCGCTGTCGTTTTTAAACTCCGGCATTGCTGTGATTTGAAATCGCATCTGCTTAAAGGCATCAGCTAAAATATCCATAATCCCTTTTGCATCGCTCTGCTTTGTGTTTGTAATGACGTCAACCTGTATTGTTTCCTGCACCGCATTTACGGATGTGCCCTCTAAATCTGCCCCACGTTCAAGCCCCGGCATCTCATGGATGTAAATAGTCGGGAAAACAGGGTCTTTATCAAGGTTCTTTTCAACCGTTGTAAATGCAGTTTCAAAATTCATGCTTTTGTATTTCTTCTGGAGTTTTGGTTTGGCAATCGTTACCACATTGGAAAAAATGTTTGTTTCAAGGTCAAATACCCACTGGTTGCCTGCCATTATCCAAACACCTCCTTCGCTGTCTGTGTAACAATCTGACGCAACTCATTTGCGGTCAGATACATGAATGGTCGGCTTGGCATTCCCTCTGTAAACCACCAATCGCCATTGTCGTCCTGATAAAACCATCCATATCTTCCATCTGAAATCTGATGGATAGTTTTTCCACTTGCGTACTGCCACGAAACACCCTCTGGCAGTTTCCCAGGATAAGGACTTTGCTGTCCCACAATTCCGGTTCCAAACTCAACAAATGCGGCATGGTCTGTACCGGCTATTACCGCCCATATACCGCCGCCCTTAGTGCTTCCTTCATATTCCGCATGAACACTTGAAATCAGTTCCGATGTAAATATTGCGTCAAGGTCAGCAATTTGCACTCTGGCAATCTCTACGCCCTTTTCCGCGAGTTTTTCTGCCAATAGCTGACATTTATATGTCAATCTGTTTTGATAGGCTCTAAGCTCTCGTATGGCGTTCTGAATAGACTTTTCAGACAGGCTCATTGTGATTACTTTCTTCCCCATGCCGCACCTACTTCACATTTTTTTGCAATAAGAACAAATCAACCGTCAATCCCTCGTCTGCGACACCTTTTACGATGTAATCAGCCGAATTTTCGTCAACGATTGTATTCTCTTCATCTTTGTACCTTACATCTGACCGTTTCCATACCAAAGAGCCGACGCTCAATGGAAGTTTCCCTTTGTCCTCGACAATCTGAACAAAGTTTGTTGAATTGTCAACGCCAAACTCTTTTATAAGTGCTTCACTCAACTTATTGCTGATTGAAGAATAAAAAACCACAGGCTTTTCATAACCTGTTGTATACTCTCCGGTTGTTTTCGGTATTTTGTTTCCATCCTCATCAAGGTAATAAATTACATTTCCATCAGAGTCGGTATATGACGAATATTCGATGTTTCCATCCTCGTCCGTCACATACACCGGAACCTTTCCGCTCTGTAGCGAATAATTCATTTTTTGCTTGTTAATTTCAAGCATTTCACTTCACATCCTTGCCGAACCGCTTCCACAGCTCAGAAAGCTTTTCCCATCCATACATTGCGACAAACGCAACAATAAATCCTGCAATAATAGCCGCCAAGATCATATACCATAAAATTGTTGTCTGTATGTACTGCATGTATGCCACAAACGCAGCGACCGTGATACCGATGGAAAGAACAAATACCAAGATGTCCGTCGGAACCTTAGAAAATACGCCTACACCTTTGATTACCTGTGTTACCACAGACACAACAAATGCCAGCGCACCAATAATCGCCAGAATAATTGTCATGTTAGCAATTACCGCCTGTATAATATCCATGATTAAACCTCCTTTTCATCATTAAGACGGGTTTCTATTCCGTCAATTCTGTGATGAGCCGATTTCACACTTTCCTCCACCTTTATGATCCTGTTGTCATGAGAATTGATTTCTTTTCGCATCTCGGAAACTTCATTTTTGATCTCGGTCGTGTTGTTTGAAATGGCATCCAACTTCATGTTAATGCGTGTGTTCTCCCTCACGCGCTCTTCAAGTTCCGTGTTGTCTGTTCTTTTGTTGCTCTTCAAGCCCATAAAGACGGAAAAACCAAGCGACAGCACGCTTATAATGATTGCTGTTGATATTTCAATCGTCAAATCATATACCGCCTTTCATTTTTTATGGCACACCGCCCACCACCGCTCAATGTGTGCCGCCTGCTACGTTTTGCCAACATCGGCAAAACGTAACGCACAATCTTCTAACCAGATGGAATCCCATACGGTTATAATGCTTTTACAAACGGAAATACTCCCACAAACAAGCTTTCCCTGTCTTTCCAGCTACGGCTTACGCCGTTTTCTGAATAACTTGCCATATAGGCTTCTCCTGCCTGTGAATGGTCGTACACGGCTAAATTGACGATTACATCCTCAAACTGTTTCAAGTCTTCGGATATTTTTTCATCCGTGTAGCTTTCCGGGTAATTCCGCTTGCTTACCACTTCATTTCTTGCCTGCTTGATAAGCTGTTCAATGTAAGGATTATCTTCTTTCTGGTCGAACACGACAACATCAGAAGTAACACCATCTTCATCCGTAACGGTTTCAATATGAAATTGTTTCAGTCTGATTTTGACCTGCTCTAATGTTGTATATTCGTCCATTCTTCCCTACCTATAATCCGAACTGCTCGATCAAAATGCGTTTCAGTTCCGCTCCGCTGATTTCTCCTGCACCCTCAATCCCATGTTCAGCGGCAAGTGCCTGTAAATCAGCAGTGCTCATTCTGTTAATCTCTGTCTTGGTGTACCCGCCGGAAGATTTCTCTCCCGAAACAATGTCCGGGATTTCATCTCCTGATTTATACCATCTTCCATTGCGTTTTACCGTGTATTCAGCAATCATACCGCACCTCCTACGCAACTTTCATGACAACAACGCTGTCCATGCCCTCAAAAGTAGGCAATCCGATCATTGACACAACGCAATGAGTGTTGATCGGATGATTTGTTGCGTATGTATATACCGAAATACCGGTTTCTACAATAGAAAGGTTTCCGTCTGTCAAACTTCCGCTTCTCTCTTCCGGTGTCTTTCCAAAGACATAATCTCCAAGGTACACGCCGGATGCCTGCGCTGAAATAACTCCTGTAGGAATAAAATATTTGGTGGCACCGTCTGCAGGGTCGATGTAAAGTTTGTCGTAAACTTCAATCTCGATGCCGTATCCTCTAAGATACTCTGTAACCTGCCCCTGCTGTAAGCGAATGCCGCCATTGTAAGCAGTAATTCCAAGCACCTGTTTCTTTGTATCTTCCGCTTTAAGGACCATTTCCCATGTTTCTGTATTCATACTAAAGCGTGCAAGGGAATATCCGGTTTTCTTTGCAAACTCACGTTTAATCTCGATAAGGTCATCAAGTGGCGTTGCTGTTTCGGATGCAGACCATTTATCGGTATCGCTTCCGGATATATCCTTGTAATGATCTCTCTTGTGCGCCACTCCATTGTCCGAAGTATAATCCACATAGTAGCTCTTTCCGCCAATTGTTACCTGTACTCTTGGAATACCATCAGATGGTGCTAATAACTGCCAAATCTGGCGTTCCGGCACCACTCTTGCCCCCTCAATAAGCATCATCGGTTTTTTGCTGATTTCTCTAAGCACCTGGTTTGCCATGTTGGAATTTTCTGCCGACTGGTAATTTGCATACTCCTGCTCTTCACGCTCTGTTACCATGTAAGATTCACGGTAGAAAGGCATCTCGTTCTGAATGTCCGAAAATCCACCAACGTCTCTTAACTCTGCCTGCGCATCAAAATTGGATGCCTTTAAGGATACTGGAAGACCGTTTTTTCCTTTGATAAATCTAAGCTCAAGGCTGTCCTGTTTTCTGGTTCCAAATTTCTGTCTACCTAAGTAAGGCGCAGAACCAAGCGTTTTTTCATAATTATTCCACATAACCCCAAGGCTTCTTGCGGTAAATGCTTCTGATAATGGTAATGCCATTCTCTAATACCTCCATTTCTTAATCAAAAAAAGTGACACGCGGTGTTGCTGCTTTTGCAGTTGCTTCCACGGTCACTCCGTTCGCTGTTACCTTTGCGTTGTCAATAGAACCCTGATATACATAAGTTCCAGGCGCATCTCCCATTGTTACGTCAACATCTTCCAGAAGATACCCTTTGCAAGATTCGTCATTGCTTGGGAACGGTGTCCCTGCCTTTGCAATCTTCTTTCCGTTTGCATCGGCACTTGGCACCATTGTCTGCGGAACGATGCACGCCGCACCCTCATAAGGAAAGAATTTTAAAATTCCTTTACTCTGTGTAAAGTCTCTTTCAATCGGTTTTCCCATAATTTACCTCCTATAAAACATAATGGTCTTTGGCTTCTGCATTTTTTGCCGGTTCGCCAAAGCTGATACTTTCGGCATTTTCAACATCTGCCGTTTTTTTATTCTCTCCACCTGCAGTACCGCCGCCCGGATTTTCAGAATTATTCGCAATCTCCTGTTCCTTTGCCTGCGCTGCTGCGGCTTCCTTTTCGGATGTAATCTTTCCAAGAGCGTCATAATCAAGGCTTCCATCATCTTTGACGACCGTTTTTGCCTGCTCTGCATTGATTTTTAACTTTTCCATCAATGCTTCGCGCTGATCTCTGATGGCATTTTTTTTCTGCATATCTGCAATCTGCTGATTTGCTGTCTCTAACGCCTTGTTTGCTTTTTCAAGTTCCGTGAGGTTTCCTGCTTCCATTTCATCCAGCTTTTTCTGCAACTCATCTGCGCTGTCTGCCTTTGCCTTAAGCTCTGCTGCTTTTGCCTGTTCTCTCTGTACGGCACTGCCGTAATCAGCAATGATTTTCTCAACATTTTCCTCACTGATACCCATTGCAATTAACTCTTCTCTTTTCATTGATTACCTCCGATATGTCTTTACGAATTTTTGCGGTGCAACGACACCGAATGACACTGTTGTTTTTTACGCTCACAACTTTGCGAATTTTTATAAAATAAAAACAGCAGCCGATTACTCGGTAGCTGTCTTATTTTGCTGTTTATTTAATTGATTTACAATTTCCTGTGCTTTTTGTTCCTGCTCTTCTGCATTATCAATTGTTTTCCACAACACATCTATATATGGCTTAGACAAGAGGAATGTCTTTTCAGCATCTCCCCAAAGCCCCACCGTTTTAATGGCAATAAGAGGATGTATGCCGCACTCTAAAAGCTGATATAAAGTTTGTGACTTTGTATACATATTGTCCTGCGGGCTATGATTAATTTGCACATCAAAATCTCTTGTTGACAAGTTCAAATCATGATCTTTAACACGAATTGCATTTAAAACAACTTTTGCAAGCCTTTTTTCTGCTGATTTCACGATTGGATCTTTTAACTTTGCACGGGTTTTCGAGAAATCCCATCCATTTCTCAACTCTACCGCGCCCTGTGTATCTCCGCCAGTATTCCCCTGCTTGTTGGGTATGGCAAGAATTGATAAGGCATTGTCCCAAAGATCATCTTTTGCCACCTGGCACTGACTCTGGTTAAGTTCCTGCGTCATGATTTCAACATCGGCTTTGTTATCCTTGTTGTTAGACTTTACAGTCAGAGCATGGCTTATTTTCATTTTTTCAAACGTCTCTTGGTCGATTTCACAGTTCACAAACTTAACCCAGTATTGAACAAACTGCTCAATTCCATCCATTCTGTTTGACTGCATGTTGTTTATGGCATCCAGAAGCCCTATAACAAGCTCAATGTCTGATATTCTTTCATGGTTGTTTGGGAATTCAACAATAGGAATGCTTCCAAATGCGTGCAATTTCCATTCAGAAACTACTCCATTTTGAATTTTGCATGAATAACTGTCTGTATAGCACAGTTTGTACCATCTTCCATTCTCGTCCTTAAGTTCTTGTACTGCAAGAACCGGTTCTTCCGTGCTCCGATTATAAATAACACACGTATTCATCGGAGTAGGGGCAACAATCTGAAATGGTATTTCTCCATTTGAAAATCTCACCGCCTTAAAAGATGTTCCAGTTGCTGACTGCCATTCACCAGCTTTAATGTCCTTTTCCTGTTTATTCGCATCCACAAGGTAATCATTCAGCTCATCTACTGCATGATTGATCGCATCATCATCTTTTCGACTGATAAACTGGATTGGCTCGCCGTACGTCTGCCCTACTTTGAACTGAACAATCTCATACGCATGATTTTCTACTATTTTGTTTGTAATATCAGCATTTTGTACCTTTAACCTGTATAAAATCGGCTGATCTCCTTTGTAATACCGCCACAGGTATTCTATGATGGTTTTGTTGTAATAATAATTTCCGATGCAGTCTCCCACCACCTTGACAATATTGTCTGCTGTGATGGTTTCAACATCAGTATATAAAATTTTTCGCCCATAACAGCCCTTAACAAGATCTTGGAGAGATTTATTATTCATAATTTGCTCCTAAATAAACGTCATCCCACTGGATGTTGAACGGATTGGAAGAGATTTTAATTCTGTTTTTCCATTCTCCGGATAAAAAACAACTTTCTTGTGGCATTTCCTACATTCCACAGAAATGTTCATTGTTGAACGCCCATCGTGCGTGGCAACTTTTCTTCCACACCGCGGGCAATATATTGTTTTTGGTTTATATCCCATAAAATCCTCTTTTCTTTTCAAAAGAAAAAGCACCGCCATAAATCAATCAATGGCAATGCTTTTTCTACTCCTCCAATCCAGCTTCTTTATAATAAGCTTTTGCTGTCCTGGAATACGATGATGGAATTATTCCATTATTCAAATTTCTTATTTTCTTTGTTTCTTTATACATAAGTTTCATGGCGTCTACTATTTTGTTTGGATTTTCCATGACAAGTTTGGTTGGTATTCTTATGGTTTCCCATTTTTCACCAAGTTCTTTTCTTATCTCAATATCCCTTTTCCCATCTTTTGCCAACCGAAAATCATGGAACCCACCATCTACTTCTAAACATATATGCATATCTGGTATAAAGAAGTCTATCTTGTAATTTAAAATCTTATGGTTTATCTTAAACCTAATATCGTTATCCACAAGAATTATTGCTGTAATTATTTCAGATATACTGAAAAAAGATTCTGGGCTTTCAATCTCCATTTGCCTAACAAAATCTATGGAATCTAGCATATCATTCATATAGCATTTACAAGATTTTTCCATTTCTCTTAACGCATTTTCATGCATTACCTGCAATTTTATTTTTGCATAACGTTCAACAAGTTTTTTATGACTTTCAATGTGTTCTTTTTTACACTTATCGCAAAAAACTCTTTCCATTGGTTCTATGTGAGAAAATTCAACTTCTTTTCCACAAGCTACGCATTTAAATTTTTCTTTATATGCATAATTAAAACGCTTGCTTTCTTCAATTTCTTTTTTTGTTGTTCTTAAATCCATATAAATGCCTCCCGCGATGTTCGCATCTCTCATGGGCTTTGCCCATTGTAATTATATAATTTTTTCAATATGACATTCTATGACATTTTCAAGTATGTTGCTCCATACTTCTCCTCAAATCTTTTTAATGCAATTCCATGAAGCCTTATTGTCTGTCTCCAAGAGTAATTCATTTCGGTTGCAATAACCTCAAATGTCTTTTTTTCTATGTACTTTGAAAACAACACATTATAGACATTCTCATCTTCCATGCTGTCTATCTGACTGACAATCTGATCTCTTTTAATGATATAATCATCAACCAGTGCATCGATCTTCCTTTCCATTTCATCAATCTTTGCCTGCTTCGCGCCTATCCTGTCAAAATTTGGGGTTGTCATTACTCTTTCTTCGTTTGTAATTGACGATATGCTGCATGCCAGCTCTTTAAGTTGTGCAAGCTCTATTAGCTTATTATTTATCATCCGGTTAAGCCTGCTTATCTGGTTTAGATAGTCCTTTGTTGTCATATCAATACCTCCTAAACGGATTTACTGCCGCTTCTACTTTGGCTACGTTATTTCCATTTGTCACTCTAAGCGCAAAGTTTGAAAATACATCCGGCACATCATCCAACTGCTTTTTACCGGACACTGAATATCTCTTGATAAGAGACATCATTACTCCATATGGCTCATTTGGCTTATATAATGATGGGTCTTTAAATATAACGTGCTGCAATATCCAGTTAGAGCACTGGAAGATCCTTGCTTCCTTATTTGTCTCCGTCGGTGTGTCAGTAATGTTACATATCCATCCTTTTTTTTCGACACGCTTGTTTACTTCCATTGCGACACGGTCTCCGCCGGCGTTTCTCTCAAATTCACATTCCTGAACTTTATTGTTTGCCAGAACGTTTGCTGCATTTTCATACTGCATCTCATAATCTGCGGTGTTATCGCAAACACAATCTACACAGTAGTAATCCTCTCCGTATTTTTGCAATACCGGCAAAACAAAGTAATCCGTTCCTTTTCCCTTTGTATCGCACTGACCGGTTACAATCTCTGGCTCTCCATGTGGCAAATTAAGATACCGGCGTATTTTATCTTCCGGAAACAGCAATCCCTCTCGCTCAATCGGCTCCTGTTTGTAGAGACAGCGATATGATATGTCGTCCATCAATAATTGTTGGTCTTCAAAAAACTCTTTTGTAAAACCGGAGAACTCATATTCAAAGTTGCTTTCTCCTGTAACTGGGTCTACATCCGGTACCGCAATAACCTTTACTCTCGGATTTCCCTCGTACATATTCTGGATGCGCCCTATGACGTCGTGTACGCTCCATCTTGTGGCAATATGTATTTCCTTGCAGTTCTTACCGTCCGTGTCCTGTATCTTTCTCTGGCGGGCATCTACGGCATATTTATCCCACAATTTATCAAGGATAATTGGATTCATTGCTTCTTCGATACCGCCTATCATATCGTCAACCAGTAAGAACTTAGAAGCCCTTACTTTACCTGCATTCTTACTACCAACAGACGTACATTGTACGGATTGAAACGATTTGTACTTCCCGACATTAAACTGCTCCATCTTCGCATTTGTGCTCGTCACGGAAAGATCCGGAAAAATTTCATTCCATGTATACTCTTCCGCGTTTGTAACGATATCGTACACGCCGTCGTAATACATTCTGGTAATATCTCCGCTGTGCGAATAAAAAAGACTGAAATCTCTCGGAAACCATCCGGCAACAAGCGCGTGAAACATTTTTTCTACCGTTGTTTTTCCTGCTCCCGGAACAAGTGATACGCACAGGATGTCATATCTATCATCAATCATGCCTTGTAAAGCCTGTGTAAGCCCTATTTTGAGAAATTGCTTTCTTCTTGGCATATAAAACCGTTCTTTAGGATCTCTTTTCTTTTCCAAATACTGGAAAGAACTATCCACAACTTTGTTTTGCGCTTCCAAAAGCAAAATCCCGTAATATTTGTCCAGAATTTCATAAGATACCTTGTTTTGGAATGAATATTTCTCTAAATCCCATGGTGTGCCACCTGTAGATTGAAAGATAAACTGCTCCGTCAGTTCTTTCGCTCTGGCAGAAACCTTTAATCCATACTCAACATCCTTTTCCGTCAGAATGGCTACCCTTGCCGCTTCTGCCATGGCATCAATAACCTGTTCATCAACGCCATGCACCTGTATGTAATTTTCATATCCATTTACTGTGGAAATTAGGCTTGAACTTGCCAAAAGAAAAGCACCTCCGCAAAAAAGCAGAAGTGCCTTAAGACCTCTGCCAATAATTTTTGTTGGTTAGCGACTAACTCTATTTGTTAGCCGGTAATTGTTTTTATTCGTTTGCTTTGAAATTGTAAATCGGTTTTATAATGTCAACTATTTCAACAGTGTCTTTTATATTTCCAATTATTTCATCCATTGTTTTATATGCCATAGGGCTTTCATCAATCGTAGATGTATTTACAGATGTTGTAAATATTCCATCCATTGCTTTTTGATACTCTTCTAGCAAAATGCTTTCTTTTGCCTTTGATCTGCTCATTGTTCGCCCTGCTCCATGCGGTGCTGAATAATTCCAATCTTCATTTCCCTTGCCAATTCCCAAAATGCAGCCGTCACGCATGTTTATTGGTATTAGTACTTTTTCCCCCATTTTTGCAGAAATAGCACCTTTACGAACAATATTTGTATCGTATTCAATGTAGTTGTGAATTGTTTGAAATCGTTCCGTTTCTTTTGTAACTTCCCAACACATATAGTAACAAATAATGCTCTGAATGGTTCTTCTGTTAATTTTCGCAAACTCTTGACATAATTTCATATCGTGCAAATACATTTCTCTATGTTTTCCAACAAGATATGATAACTCTCTAGGGATTTTGGTTGTATTTGTTTTGTAGGACTGCTTTAATTCTTTGATAGCCTTGCTGATTTCTCTTTCTCCTTTACATTTTTTGTATTCAGCAATCAATTTCTCGCTATCTTGTTTAAAGTTTGATTTTCCCGAAATATCGTCAATCGCCATTTGCTGATATATTTCTGCAACTTGCTTTCCGACATTCCTACTTCCCGAATGAATAATAAGATATTTATTATTCTTGCTATCGTTATCAACTTCGATAAAATGATTGCCGCCTCCCAACGTGCCGCAACTTCTTTTTATCCAATCTATATTTTTCAACTGTTCCTTGCAATGCAATTTTTCAACAATATCACTTGCGACAGGTGTGTTTTCTTCTTCATGAACTTTTCTACCACTTGGAACATATTCTCTAATGATTTTATCTAATCTCTCAAAATCAATATCAATATTCCCCAAGTTTGTAGTAAGCATCCCACAGCCTATGTCAACTCCAACAATGTTCGGTATTACTTTTTCTCCTAAATCAGCAGTAAACCCTATAACACACCCTGCTCCTGCATGAACATCTGGCATAATTCTTATCTTACAATCCGAAAATGCTGGCTGTTTTACAAGCGTATATATCTGATTTAACGCTTCCTGTTCTATATTTTCTGTAAATATTTTCAAATCAGCCATGATATGTCACCCTTTCCGCTGATAATCAGCAACTAAACATTTACTAATTCATCTACATACCTTGTCATTTCAATTGTTGTTCCATTTTCATCTCTTGTACTAATATAAACACATTTGTCATCATGGTTTATCTCATTTACAAGTCTAATTTCTGTTTCATCATCTTTAAAATTGTAGCATTTTCGCATTTCTTCAATACATTTATTCATCTCTGATATTTTCACAATATCGCCCCCCACTAAATTCTTGCAACTACGTGTTCTTTTGCAAATTCTTCTTTTTCCGGGTCGTAAATAACCGAACCGTTTTCATCAGTCTTATTCTTATCAAATTCGCAAGAAATTTTTATGTATGGGTATCTCAATGGCGTGCAGTCAGCATGGAAATCAATATTATACACTCCCTTTTGCCATTTTCCGTTAGCATAAATCTTTGTGTAACCGCCTTTTCTAGTTTTGATTATGATTTTTGAACGTGTTTTTTTCATTTCCAATGCACCTTGAACCCTTTCGCCGTGTAATTTCCAACTGCCTGTTTCAGCTCTTCCTTGCTTTTATATTCCTCTCGAAGCATGATTGCTACCTTGTTCTTCTCAATGGCGTATATGCCGCAGGTAACCGCTTTGCTCGCCGTATCAAGAACTGCTTTGTACTGTTTGCTGTTCATCTCGTATGTGCTGTTATTGATATTGACAATCATGCTTCATACACTCCTTCTCTTCCTTATGAGTTTGCATCAACATTTTTTAGATATTCAATGAAACTCATTTCAGCCCCCTCGCATGTTAAACCTTCAATAGGATTTTTGTGATAGTTTTCACGAAAATACCTCAATGCCTGTTCTTTTTCTGAATAAGAGTCCCATTTTGATATCCCAGATTTGTTTTTGAAAAATTCGCAATCGTGTTCTTTATAAGCAAATCCTACTGGAGGAATATACTTTTCTGGATGGTTACAAAATTCTATCGTTTTTTTCAAAAATTCATTCCATTCAATTCCAAAATAAGCACATTCATAGCATGTCATTCTTCCACCAACTTTCTACCACACATCGGGCAAAATTCAATTTCCATTGCTATCGCTACGTTCATTCCATTGCTACAACATTTAGCATACTGTGGACATTTATCAATATGGCATTGAATAACATTTATATAGCCCAATTTTTTGATTTTAAATTCTCCATATGCAGTTTTATATGATTCTTTCCCATTGCAAAAATCACACATTTCAATTACTTCCTAATAAACCTATGTTCACAATCTTCCAAAGTTGTTACTTCTATCATTTCCGGTTCATGTCTGCAAATCCTTCCGTTTGAATCAATATATGGTTCCAGTTCTATCTTTGTACGTAAACCATATGGAGTTTTGCAATAAGGGCACGCTTTCTTGTCACTTTCAATTGGTGCGCCACAATTTGCACAATTTAAAACCATATTTATACATCAATCAAAGTATCAATCAGCTCGGCACCATCGTGGAGCAAGGACTTGAACCTTGCACTTGAAACCTTTCGACTATCAGTTTCACGAAGCGTCTTACTCCGGCAAATACCTTTCTTGCCATCCACGAAAACCGCCATACGACGGTTAGCAATCATATTTTTCGTGCCATGCGTTGCACTATCCTGTGCGATATCACAGGAAATAGGCTGGTGAGGATTTGCACCTCACATAACAACGACTTTCCACAACGGGTAACACCCTTAACAGGTTCCTTCATTGCCTTGTTAATTCAATGACTTGTTCCTAACCAAAGCGTGGTTGTCTTATGCTTAAGCGTCTACCTTTTTCCGCCACAGCCTAATTGTATTTTTGACAGCTCAGGCACCGTGGGATAGATGCCCGAACTATCAATAGGAATCCGCCTGTATTGCTCGTCAGCAAATTACGGGACAACCATCATCCAACACCAAGCGGTCTTCCGCCTTGCCGTACTTCGCGGCAAACGCCACCGGACGGTCTCGCACCGTCCTTAACAGAAACGTCCTAGTGGCGAAAGGAGAAATACGAACTTTTCGTATTCCGAGATAAGCTTTACACTTATCTCTCAATCGGAACGGCAGGACTTGAACCTGCGACCGCTCGGATATAAGCCGAGTGCTCTACCATCTGCGCTACGTTCCGTCACAGCGCGCATAGCGCGCCGTTTATGATAGTATTTTTGATCTTTTTATTTGCCGACGTCCACTAACACCGAATAATTGCTTGCGCCGAGTTTTTTTTCTTGCAAAAACCGAATGCCAGTGGACTTAAGCTATACTGGATGCTCCGACTTCTCAGACTGGTGCTCAGCGTCACTGTCAAGATCCAGAACGTCGGTTTCTCCCGTATGTTTTTTTCTGCTTATATGTATTCTTCCGACCGTAGTTAAAATCTCCGGCAGGAAGCAAATACCAAATACTGGGTCATAAAAAACCATATCATCATCTCCAAATTGCAAATATATTGACAAGAAACAATGCAATAAGTGATCCCCAGACTGCCACAGCGTCCTTTTCGTTGCTGTTATCTCTTCCAAGCAAGAAAAACGTCAAAATAGCAAGGGCATCAAATGTTGTTATGACTGTTTTTAAAATCAACATGATTTACCTCCATTTTCAAAACTGATCGTACCGGACTCGAACCGATAAATGCTGGGATCAAAACCCAGTGTCTTACCATTTGGCAAACGAGCAATGCAAGCAATCTATTTCTCCGGCATATAGTAAACAATGTTATCAAATACTGTTATTGCCATACTTGGATCATCCATCTTGACGCATCTAATCGGTGTATTTTGTGATGCTGAAACTAATGCAGAAACTTGTTTCTCGTCCATATTTGTGCAAACTACCTGTACAGGCGCATATGCTTTATGCATGTCCATAAATACTTCTGCCGCTCGTTCTGGTGTAGCATATTTCCCAATGACAAAAGTTCTTCCATCAAAAGTAGCGCTTATGCATTCATAGCTTGTTCTAAATTCGGTCCGGTCAAAATCATATGAAGCATCTTTTTTCTGTGACACAACCCTCATTCATCTTCCTCCGATCCGTCCCAATCCGGACAAGAAAACTCTTTTTCTACATAATCTCCGACATATTCGCTCTCATTGTTTGTGCAAAAGTAATCTCCATTCTGCTCCTCACAATAATCGCAATTAAAACACATTTCTAACATTTTATTTGCTTCCTTTTGGAATCTTTTTGAATTTTATTATCGAGTGTAATTTTTGAAATTTATCTGATGTGAATTTGATTTGATTGTCTTTGATGTGATTATCGATAAAGTATTATCGCACTATACCATATGCTATATCCGATTCTGTGTACCCCGTACTTTATGTCTACAACTTCCGAATGTACTTCGGTCAAGCATTCTATTTTCCTATTGACCATATCCCTGAAACTAATTTCAGAATCCGATTCTATTGGTGCCGTGATTTTAAGTGGTCTTGTATAGTCCCTCCATGATAGACATGCCTTTTTGTTTTTGAGGATATTTGAGGGACTTAGTAGGCAGCTCCTTCTGGGCTTTTGCAACCCCCTCCCCCTCCTGTTGGCTGCTTCTTCCGGCGTTTTCCTTTGCTTTAAATTATTCTAATTGTTCGTGCAATTCTCTGTTTGCGTTCTAACTATTCGTTAAACCTAAGTTTCTTAAACCATTTAAACGAAAGCATGCGGCGTAATGCGCTTAAATACTGGGGTTTGAATTGTTTGAATTGTCTATCACAATTTCACCATTATCCGGGCTTGAATTGTCAAATTTGTCCGGCAATCTCGCACAATTCCCGCTTCCCAGTTTGGGGAGCTCCGAAGCTGTCAATGCTCTGGCTCTGGCTCCCTGGTCTCTCACGCCAGGCATATTAAAGCCGCAGTACTTGTTGAGCGACGGCATGTAGCACATGGGATTGTTTTTTCCGGAGATCTGCAAACCTACAAGACTTTCCTCCCTCATTTGGTCAATCTTTTTGCAAATGTCGGAACCTGATGAGCCTAGCTGCACGCCATTAACCCATCCGTTTAACGTGTCTCTGTGTATTCCGGTAAAGAATGTAAACCCAACAATATTCACTACTTTCTCGTAGTCATTACACAGGTCTATATATATATCTAATACCTCGTTAACCTTATCTGTATCATAGGCATTATTAATATTATTATCATCCTTCAGGTACTTTGGATTTACTTTGAATACATGCTCATAAATATATTTACAGCAGTTATACCATCTATTCTGTGATACTTTGCATAAATCCTCTACATGTCTCTCTTCCATCCAGAGATTTATATACATGTCAATATCACTTTTAAAAACATCAACGGTATTATTATTTATTTCCTGCATTTCAACTGCTGACATGTTATATATCTCCTCTCTCCAGTACTGGAATACTTAAAATAAAAAATGCAACTGATACAATCAGATCATGACGATCTCGACTGTACCGGCTGCATGAAGTCCGTTTCCGTTCTCCGGGTCCTGTGCGCTCTCTGTTGCCCGGATGCTTTTTAATTTACGATAACAATATCATTTGTGTATAGCCTTTGTCAAGTATAAATTTAAACTACTGGGTATATCGCATATATAGATTATATCCGCGCGTGTTAAAGTATATAGTTTATGATTTTTGTACTGTTGATATATACTATATAATATTTACTCCTTGATAAAAAATACAATGTATTGGAGAGAATATACTAATCTAATCTAATCTTATCTACGTTTCCATTTCGTATCCATTCTGTATACAAAATTTATCGCTTTAAAGCATAAACGTTAAAATAAATCAAAAAAGAGAGATAGAAAATATCTCCCTTTATCACCAGATTATTAACTTTTATTTTGTCTGTCTGGCGCTAAATCTGTGATGTCGTCTCCTATCGGGGCAACCGTCCAACCCTTGTATGTGTACCCTGGTCGCTGATCCGGCGGAAGTTGCCCCATGACGCACCTTTTTACTCTGCTTAATCCTGACGTTATGTTGCGAAATTGCGCGCTATCCGGGGCGCAATCAAATAATTCCTCGCAGTTTTCCCTCAGCCAAAAATTTAATGATCTAAAACAATAGTGTTTTCCGTCCGGGGATATAAGGTGCCAGCTTTTAGCATTTACATTTGTTTCGTATCGGCCGCTCTTAGGGCTTTTTTTTGCTGCCGGCGTGCCTTTTTGTAGGTTGTTAGTCTGCCCTTTCCCCCTTAACTTTTCTTTTGACGCCTCGCTCCACTTGTTCCGCTTGCCTTTGTGCGTCCGGCTTGCCCTTATTGATCTACAATCCGAAGAGCACGTAACCTTTTTGTCGCTTGGGGAGCACTTAAATTCTTTGCCGCATATCACGCATTTTTTAATCATAAAAATCTCCTTTGCAAGCAAATACAGGCAGACCTAACGCCTGCCTGTTAATAATTGCATTATGTTTTAATACTGCGGGTTTTCTTTTGCTAACTCCCAAACCTCGCCGAACTTCTCTTCGTGCCGCTTCGCGTACTCATCAAAAAACTCCTGCTCCGAGCACGGCGCCAACTCTCGGTGAATCTCCTCGCGCAAATCGTCATCCATTAAGTTCTCAGCTACTGCATAATTGATTTCTTTTCCGTACTCGTTTACACATGTATTTTTCATAATTCATTCTCCTTTTTTTATCTTGTTTATTGGTTACTGGGCGGCTTTTGCGCCGCCCTTTGTTGCTTGTTGCTTAGTTGTCCTCGATGCCCTTTTGGGTGTCGTCTATGAGACGATCAACCATTTTTTCGGCTTTCTCATAATCCTTAGCCTTCAATACTTCCTTAAGGTCTTTCAGATCCTGTAAAAGTCTTCTTAAGTAACTTTTAAATACGCTCATATCTTCGTCCATGATTCCCCTTTCTGGCTTTCGCCTTATTGCCTTTCGACAATATTATAATATCATATGTTTATCACTTTTTCAAGTGATATTTTAAAAGTTTTTAAATTTTATTTTTCTGTTCCAGGTCTTCCGCTGTCTCCTCATATATAAATATGTCTTTTGGCTGCATATCAAGGATTAAGCACAGGCTATTTAATGATTTAGCACTTATATTTGTATCCTCGTTTTTTATCTTTTTAAGTGTTTCTTGGCTTAAAAGTCCGGTTGTTTTTGCTTTGTACATATTAAACCCAGCACGTTCTAACGCATCCCCCACATTAAATTTATATTTAAGCACCTTATATCATTCCTTTCTGATGTGTTTTATAAATTTACTATATAATATATAGTTTTCAAAGTCAACAAAATATTACCATAAAAAGTGATAAAACATGTTGACTGTCACTGTATAAAGTGATATTATAGTATCAACAAGGAAACAAACGAAAGCGAGGGAAGCAGCATGAAAAGAACAGGGTTATTTATTATTTGGATATCCGGAAGCAAAAACGGTAATGCAGTCCAGGAATTTAAGAGAAACGGGATCAACTGGGAGTATAACCATTTCGGAGAACTTACCGCTGATTTTTACAGCATAGGAGCCTTTGAAAAAGTTGGCTTTGAACACGTCGAAGGAAATGTTTATGAAATCTGTAGAGCATAGCCGAAACGCTCCAGATCGGAGCGTCAGCCGCGGGATGGTCTCCCGGCTCTGATGATGGCAGACCAGAAAGGGAATTTATGGAAAATTTAAGAATTGAAAACAATAAAATTTATACCACTACAGCAATTGGTAAAACAGACGTTTTTGAGATTGTCACAAAAATTCCGAAAGGATTTTTTGTCTGGAATATCGGCGAGAACATGGGAACGCATGAATATATTCCGCTGTGTCAGCTTTTGCACCCAGAAGACAGTAAATGCTTTAGCATTAACCCGAAAACGCTTAAAGCTATAAAGGTTTCGCCGGAAGAATGGGAAAAACTTGAAAAAGCCGGAAACTGGGGAATTGGAAATCTTAAGCAGGCAGAAAAAGCCTTGAAAAGCAAGCGCCGCGGCTACACGTCCGACAGAAAAAGAGCTGCCGCAGAACTCACAATTGAAATTTTTCGCAGAATTTGCAAATAGTCGAAACCGCCCGCGCGGCGGTCTGCAGGAACTGCCCCACCTGCACCGATGAGACAGGGCGCACAATGAAAGGATGGTTAAATTATGGGATTTATGGGAAACTTACAAACAAAAAAAGACGACGCAAAAAGCGCGTATATTAAAGCGCGGAACGAATGGGCGGAAACCAGAACCGCCGAAAACATCAAAGGTGATCCCGAAAAGTGGCGCGCCCTTTGCGATCGGAAAATGGACTGTATGCGCTTGGGTGTTATTTTTTGAAAAAGTGCAGAAATGCAATATGCCGGGGAAATTCCCCGGCTTGCTTTTGCCCGTATACCGCGGAATACAGCACGAAAAATGCGTGCAAAGATCAAATGCGCGCAAATATGCAAATCGTCATTATCTCACTAGGGTATTGTCTGGCGAGCTGCGCTTTTTTTGGTTTATACTTGTTGACGCAAAGCAGATGCATTGCGCGTTGACATTTTGGATGTATTGTGCATATAATGACTTATAGGCATGTGCGCGCCTGTATAGTTGCAATGTCATGTAGACGTTTGCTTTATTTGTTGTACTCATTTTGCGCATTTGTGCGGAGGTTTCCGCGTCTGCATTATTTCAGCGCTTCCAAGCGGACGACGGCACATAGCAAGATCAAGTACGACCAGATCATGGATGAGTGCAATCTTAACTTGCACTTGCAAAAAAGTTTCAAAAAAATTTTGCAAAAATCTGAACAAAATTCTCAAAATCTCAAAAACGGTTTTTCGTGCCGAAATCTGACCCTAGGGGGGTATCAAATTTTTTCCGAATATTTGGGCGAAAATTTCAAAAATTTTTTAAAAATTAAAAACCGAAAATCCTTTTCCAAATCTTAAGGTAGGGGGGATCGAAAATTTTTCCGAAAGTTTTCCGAAGTAAAAAGCAAAGCTTTTGCGGCATAATCGCTTTTGTTTAGTTCATCTATCAACTTTTCCCTTGTCATTCCAGGGTTTGTCTTCTGCACATACATTAACAATTCATCTATTTTGTCCACTATGCCGCCCTCCAATCAATGTTTGCCATCAAATCATCCAGCAAATAAATCAAATCTGCCCCATACAGGCTTATCCAGTCCGCAAGATACTCTTCCTGTTCAATCGGCATATGAATGTTATAGGAAAAACAAAAACAATGGCAAAGCTCATGCGCTAGTATTTTGCGCAAATAACCATTTTTCGGTTTATCTGAAACATATATAGCCCTGTCGTTCCAATCTGTCACGGCAAGGCTGGTAGAGCTATCAGAGCGCATCAGTTTACTGCTTGCGCCGCGGACAAATTCTATTTTCCATTCAATACCATTTATCACAAACATATTTACCTCC